AAGTCAAAAAGAAGGCTGATTTACCAAGAGTAGACGTAGCAGCAGTACTTGCAGCACATGAAAAGACTCGTGAAGGTAACCGTTATACGATGATCCTTGAAGCTGCCTATAGAGCAAGAGATATTGAAAAACGTCGAGACTTTCTAGACCGCAAGTCAGAGAAGCTCCACTACTATGGCTATAAGCCAATCAACCAAGCACTACAAGACATCATAGATGATGCAGCCTAATTATACTCAACGAGAATGGGACAGAGTATGCTGTATCGGTAGTCCTCCTGCACCATTAACTCGTAAACAAAAACTTAAAAAAGTATTCCTTCGTATTATAAATAAATTTAGGTAGGAAACTGCCTAAACCTGCAGCCTTCGGGGGCAGGATTTTGTTAAACTCGCTTAACTAAGGAGAAAAATATGCGAACTACAAATGTATCATTCGGCCCTATCTGGCCACAAACTATTGGTTTTGAAAGTATGCTAAGAGAGATTGATGAGATGCTCGCAGCACCACTAAACAACAACCAAGCATTCCCACCTCACAACATTATTAAGCTAGACGATTACGAATATATCGTTGAATTGGCTATCGCTGGTTTCAATAAGCAAGAGGTAACTATCACTTTAGAAGAAGGCTTATTGATCATCAAAGGACAAAAGAATCCTGATGATGGCAATGTACAATACCTCCACAAAGGTATCGGAACGCGTTCGTTCACTAAGTCAATCAAGTTGGCTGATACGGTCGAAGTGCGTGGTGCTGAATTTAAAGATGGCATCTTACGTATCGCTCTTGAGAATGTTATCCCTGAATCTAAGAAACCTCGTCAAATCGAGATCACGGACAACTTAACGCCGTCTACTGGTATCGACCGTGTTAGAGAACTCTTAAATGAAAGAGATAACCCAACTGACTACGCTAAAGATGCTAATTACGCCTCTGGTCAACAGTACGATATGGATAGTTAAAGGGATGGGGAGAGCAATCTCCCCTCTCATAAATATATGATGAAGAGTGAATTGACAAAAGATTTAGTTTCTTATCCGTTCTTGCGGAGAGGCAACTATCAACTAAAGGTTTCCGTTCTTAAGCATATGTCTGTCATGGTTGTAGGTAATCACATGATGGATGTGGATAAGTTCTTTGTAAAACACTTTAGCAATTTAGAAGAAGCAGCAAATTTTATTGAATTTATAATTTTAAAGGATGAGCAAGATGGCAGATATTAAACTAATTAAATTTACTAGTGGTGAAGAGATCATTTGTGGCCTTATATCTTCAGGAGAAGGTGCAATGGTCATTGAAAATGGTGTCACATTAGTATATCACCAAACAAAAGAAGGTACAGTATCCGTCGGATTCTCTCCTTTTATGCCTTACCATGATGGCACTATTGCAGTGTATCATACATCTATCGCAGCAATTACTGACGTTAAGAAAGAACTACTAAACGAATATAACAGGATCTACGGTTCTGGTATCGTATTAGCTGGTGCAAACGACGCCCAATTTAAAGCTTAATTGTACTTTTAATACCCTTTGGGGTATAATTATATTATGAAATCAGTGACGGATTTTCTTCCATATCATAGGCCTTCTGACGAAGTTATAGTCTTAGGCCAATGTCCCTCATCTAAAACTACACCGTTTAAGAATGGGACATTTGCACGTCTGAAGGATTGGATGGACACAGTAGGTCTATATGAATGGTCGTTTCATAATGTGATACCTAATAAGATAAACTCTTATAAGATGTCTGATGTAGACGTGGATGCATTACTAACAGAGACACAAGGTAAAGTAGTGATTGCACTTGGTGGATTTGTATCAAAAGTATGTGATAAGTATGACATACCACATTATAAGATTGATCATCCGTCTCCACGAAATAGGAACCTAAATAGTAAAGCCTATGAAGTTGGTATGCTGCTTAGACTACAAACATTTTTAACTGAGGTTGGTTTATATTGATTGAAACAACACAATACTATGATGAGTACATAAGATACTTTAACCTTGCAAAGGATCAGCAAGAGAAGTGTAATGTATCTCTTACACCACCTTATGGCATGATATCACATGTAGAGTCAAACATGAATGATGATCTACTGCATCATGTAGAATTGTATGATGTGGTCGAACGTAAGTATGCAGGTTTCTCTCAGATCGTTAATGATTGCTTTTATGGTTGGACGGATCAGCATCCATATTGGAAAAAGATGGAAGCAGGTAAGATCACACATCAACGAGATACTGTAGCACATAACTGGACAGGAAAACATTCCGACTTTAAACTGCCCGAATGGCTGTACATATTCATCCTCCATCGTGTATGTGGTTCTGCAATTAATTACAGTACGAAACCTAGTGGATACCACAATACCTTATTGTTCTCGCTACATAACTGTAAGACTATTGAGGACATGGTCGAGATGGTGAACAACTATCCATACTCCTTCTACACTTCTGTTGGATACCAATTCCCAGCATTTCCTAAACCACCTGCAGGATCAAGATATAAACGTGGTGGAGATTATTACCTATCAGAGTATGCACCACGATTAGCAAGAGAACTAGCAGAGTTTTTAGAATCTGGTGGACAGAGATCACTAAGAGAGATCGGTTCGTTCATGTTAGATTGGAACGTTAAGAATAACTTAAGACAGTACCACTTCCAGTATGCTGCAGTAGTTGCAGACGTGGCTGATTGGTACCCACAGTACGTTGATAAGACATCACCGTTCTACTACGGTACAAATGCAGTAGAGTGTATCTCATATCTTGCAAAACCATTAACTAAGATGAAGCAAGAAGAGTTCCTCGATCAAGTTATGGAACGGATCTATGTAGAGACTGGTGCATACCCATATAATGCAGAAGACGTGTGCTGTGACTTCATCCGTTGGGTAGAAAACTATGTACGACCTGGATCAGACTATAACCATATAGATCGTGATGTTATATTCTCATCATGTAAGATCTTAGATCATCCATTCGGTAGACAGAAAGCAATGCTTGATCTTAAACTAATAGATTCATTCAATAGATTAACATCTCATCCTTCAGACGATTATGTCTTGAAGATACATAATATGACAGTGGATCAATATAAGGAACTATGCAAAACACTCTAGCTCAATTCATATCTGGTATCGAGTATAAGAATATTACCTATAAGGGTACAAGTCCTGTAGTATTAAAAGATGGCAAACCTACTGAATCATGGATGAAAGATTGGCCACTTGAAAAACGTCTTGATAAGTTTTTTGAGTTTTGCCAAGAGTTTGATCTACGTCGAGATCAGTTGTTAGCAGAAGATTACCAGATCTTTTCGCATAGACTCCATTGGCATGAACATCCGTTCTGCGATATTATGCAGAAGGTTACAGATCCCAAACTAAGATTATGGTATACACTAACGTTCTCATTTAGTAACGAACATTGGGGTACACTAACACGGTTGATGTATCAAGGTCCAGAGAATCTAAGAGAACATTTTAAAGAACACCGACATGCACGTAATGATCTATTCCAAATCTACTATCCTAAGAACACGTTAGTTAAAGATTGGCTGATCGATGGTCCTAAGAAGGCAGCTGAGGAGATGTGGGAGTTTTTAGATAAACATCGTAATAGGTTAGGACGACCATTCACCATGATGGAGTATGCTAAACTACTTGAGAAGTATTTCAAAGAGAAACAAAACTTTAGAAGTCCACTGTATCCATGCAAGAACACTGCACGATACATGGCTATGGCATATCCTGATATCGTAGATCCTGAGTCAGTATTGTTTGGTGGTACAGGACACTTTGATGGCATGCATCAGATCTTTGGTGTAAACCTCAATGGTAAGGTACAATATGAGATAGATCCAGATGGTCAGTTCGTACCTAAGAACAAGCATGCACACATGTGGCTTGAGCAAATGAATATATTAGTAAATGATCCTCGCAATCCTATGAGAGAGCAAAAATGGTTGAACATAGAAGACAAGTCATGTCTATTTTGGAAACACATTGCTATCAATCATGGAGTAAAATCTCCTACCAAGCGTATACCATATAATTGGATATTTCCTAATAGTTTTGATTTGGCCAAACGACCAGACGGAAAAAAAGTCTTCCCAGCATGAATGGATGCCTACAGGAGCTCAACAAACCATAGTATGCCCCCATTGTGGTTTAAATGGTAGTTTACCTGCTATGAAAAGATGGCATTTTGATAATTGTAAATTGAGGAAAGTATGAGAACGTTCGTTGAGGGTATAAACAAAGAAGTAGGTATGATGACATGGCCACAAGCCAAAGAGTATTACCTATCTCTATGTGAAGGATGGACACCGTACAATCCGGATCCTGTTACAGTGATGCATGAAGGTGTACGAGTTGTTCGAGATGATCTCATCGTTGGTACAAAGACAAGAGCTGGTGATCTGCTTGCAGCCAAGATCCCAAACGATACATTAGTTTATGTACAGCCAAGAGTCGGGCTTGCTGGTGTGTCTCTATGTGATGTAGCAAAGATACATGGTAAAAAGATTGTACTATTCATGCCATCATCCAAGCAGATATCACATCATCAGGCATGTTGTATTGAACGTGGAGCAGAGGTACACTTTGAACGGATAGCAGCGATGCCTAACCTAAACCTCGCTGCTAAAAAATACGCGGAAGAAAACGGTTATGCATTCATCCCACTTGGTTTGAAGCATGAACTAGCAACAGCAGGTATCGTATACGCTGCAAGTAAGATCAAAGAACCTGAAGAAGTTTATGTAGCTATAAGTACTGGTGTACTATCACGAGCATTACAGATAGCATGGCCAAATGCCAAGTTCCATTCAGTTGCAGTAGCCCGTAACTTACAAGAAGGTGAGTTAGGTCGCGCAGAGTTTATATCAGAACCTGCAGAGTTTGCAACACCAGAAAAATACGAGAACTTACCACCATTCCCAACAGTACGTACATACGATGCAAAGGTTTGGAAGTACATACCTAAAAATACGGGTAGAGATATATTGATGTGGAACGTTGGCACAGACCCAATATTAAAAGATCATAGTATTATTGACACAACAAATTCATATAGAAAATGGAAAAAAGATGAAGTTACTACTAACACAGCCACTCTCGCCGGTTTCTAACAAGATCCATTCACACAAAGCTGCGCAAGGTATCATCTATGCAGATCAACTAATGACTGCAGGTATGGATGTAACTGTACACATGACAGGTAACCAGATACATGATTACAATGCATATGATACGGTTGCTCTCTATCATGGTAACGACTGGGGTGGATCACTCAACTTATTCGGTGGGTTGGAGAACTATTCGAACATCGAGTACATCATCGCGCTATCAAACTTTAGAGGTGCAGTATGGTCATTAGTGATCGATATGCCTGATTACTATGGTAT